GCGCGGCGGGGATTATGAACTTAAGCCGGATGACCGCCGAATTGCCACAGACAGGCGGCACTATCATCTTTCGCAGTCTGGACAACCCTGACAATGTACGCGGCTACACGGCCGATGGCGTGGTCATGGATGAGGCCGCTTTTATCAAGGGCGACGCATGGATCGAGGTCTTGCGGCCGATGCTGATTGACACCGGCGGCTGGGCGTGGGGTATAGGTACTCCGAAGGGGCGCAACTGGTTTCAGCAGGAATTCAGCAAGGCGCAAGACCATGACGATTACATGGCGTGGCAGATACCGACGCGGGGCGTCAAGGTGGTTGACGGCGAATTGATACACGATCCGCACCCGCTTGAAAATCCCGACGTGCCGTTCTCTGAGATAGTCCAGATGTGGCGGTCAATGCCGTCACGAGTTTTTGAACAGGAAATACTTGGAATATTCCATGACGATTTAGGCGGCGTGTTCCACCGCGTCATGGAGTGCGCCACGGCCACGCCGACGGCCGCGCCATTACCGGGTAGGTCCTACATTGCCGGTGTGGACATTGCGAACGAGGCCGACTATACCGTCATCTCGATACTGGACAGCCGGACGCGAGAGCAGGTCTATATCGACCGGTTCAACCGTGTGGGGTATATCGCGCTTGAGGAGCGCATCGCGGCCGCCTATGCCCGCTGGAATGTCCAGACGATGATCATCGAAGACAACTCGATAGGGCAGCCGGTCATCGACCACTTGCGCGGCCGCGGACTGAGTATCGTGCCGTTCCATACGTCGGCGAGCAGCAAGCAGCCGTTGATTCAGGCGCTACAGGCGGCATTTGAGCACGGCACGATTCAGATACTCAACGACCCGATCCAGATAGGGGAGTTGCAGGCGTATGAGGGCAAGCGCATGGCGTCGGGCATGAGCTATGGCGCGCCGAGTGGGATGCACGATGATACGGTCATGGCGCTGGCGTTGGCGTGGCATGGGATAGACAGACGCGGAGCGGGAGTATTTCAATATGCGTAATCCGATAGACACATTTGAGCGATGGCTGATTCAGAGCGACGGGCTGGGCTATGCCGACGTAGCGATGTATCGAGAGTTCTACAAAGGCGAGCATGACATCCGCCTGAGCAAGCGGCAGAAAACGCGGCTCGGTATCACGTCGGCGCAAATCCGTTCGTTGGCTAACATCTGTCCGCTAGTGGTGGATACGGTGTCCGAACGCCTGAGCGTGCAGGGGTTCACGGCAACCAGCCCGGCGACGGAAAGGGAGCTGGCGAAGTGGTGGGCGGCGCGTGACTTGAGCGCGTACCAGGACGATATTCATCTGTCGGCATTGCGTGACGGCGACAGCTATGTGATTGTCGAATGGGATGACGCGGCCGCTATGCCTGAATTCCATCATGAGATGACCTATGACGGCAGCAACGGAACGGGGATTATCTATTCCAGCGAGCGGCGCGTGCCGTTGTATGGATTCAAGAAGTGGCGGCTTGAGGAAGGCGACGACCGGGGCAAGTCACGGCTGAATCTCTACTTCGACAACCGCATTGAGAAATACATCACCGGCCGGGCGGGGGCATGGACTGAATACCATGACGGCGAGCGCTGGCCTATCCCGTGGGTTGATGCGACGGGGCAACCGCTGGGCGTGCCGGTCGTGCATTTTCCGACAAACCCCAATGGCGACGATTACGGCACGTCGGAACTAGAGGCAATCATCCCGCTTCAACGGGTGCTGACCTCACTCTGGGTTGACCTGATAGCCGCGGCCGACGGGACGGGGTTCCAACTCGTGACGTTGACCGGCGACGTACCCAGCGAGGAAATGGTCAACGCGGCGGGGGCTATCTGGTACAGTCAGAATCCGGCGGCGGCCTGGGGGACAATCCCGCCGGGCAACCTGTCGCTGCTGGTCGAAGCGGTGCGCCATGCGACGATGACCATCGCGCAGGTGTCGCGCGTGCCGTTGACCATGTTTCAGGATAGCCGGGCGGTGGCCGCGGCCGATACGATTGTCGCGTCGGAGCGCGGGCTAATCGCCAAAATAGCCGACCGTGCCAAAACCTACGGCCTGTCATGGCGGCGCGTGATGCGCTACGCCGTGCGACTGCATAACACGTTTGGGCCGCGCCCGGCGCTCGATGAGGCGGGCATTGTGACCAACTGGGACAGTTTTGAGGAACTGGACTATTTGACGCTGGAGAAAAGCCGCGCCGCCGTCGCCGCGTCCCATCTGAGCAATGGCTTGTCAATGACGGCGGCCTACACGCTGGCCGGGTATTCGGCCGCTGAACTGGCCGCCATTGCCCGTACTGATACCTACGGCGATGAGGGCTTGACGCAATGACGCCACGACCGCCGGGGAAACGGGGCAAGGCGATTCAGTGGACAGACGAGGATTTGGACCGTATGGCGGAAATTCACGTCACCGAGGATACGCCGCTCATGCTGGAGTTCGTGCGACGCTACGGCAGCTCGCGCCTCATGGCGCTATTGACGGCAGCGCCGCCGGATGACGACGAAGACGAAGACGCAAATGCCTGATTACACCTGGACGGCAATCCAGACCCAACGCGGCGAACAACACCGCTATCGAGACGCCAAAACCGGGCGCTACGTTTCGGCCGCGGCCGTGCGTGGGGAACTGGACAGGTTCGTAGACAAGGCCGGGCGTGAATCGGCGCGGGCGTTGACCGAACAACTGCGAGACGGCAAAATCGCGCTGCCTGAATGGCAAACGGCAATGGCACGGGCGGTGAAGAATGTCAACTATGCCGCCGTTGCCGCCGCTGCGGGCGGGGTTGAGAACATGACTGCCGTTGAGCGTGGCCGCGCCGGGAACATCATACGCGGGCAGTATGCGTATCTGCGCCAGTTCGCCGCCGACATCGAGAGCGGCAAGCAACCGCTGGACGGCCGCGCCGTGCGTCGGGCCGAGATGTATATGCAAGCCGGGCGCGATGCGTTTCACACGCAGAAGCGCGCGGGCGCGGCCGACGCCATGCCGGGGCAACGGCTCATGGTACGGTCGCACCGGCATCGCGGCGACAGTTGCCGGTCGTGTATCGAATTGCATGGCCGATGGTTTGCAATGGATGACCCTGCCTATATTCCCGTCGGGCGGCGCGAGTGCAACGTGTCATGCCGCTGCGATGAGGAACTGGGCACGATGGATATAGACGGCATAATCACAGGGCTGGGGCGCTCCTCTTTCTGACCATCTGTTCGACAGACGTACACCTCCCTAACTCCCCTCTTCCGCGCTCGCTCTGTGTTAGGCGCAAGTGCCCGGCTAACCACCGGGCACTTTGTTATGGGCTACTCATCGCCAAATGGATTTTAACTATCGGCATTTCGTACAATGGCGGCATGACTGATACAACCCAACTGACCGAGACGGTAGACGAGCGAGATGCTCCCGTTGGTGACGACATTGAGAAAATGCGGGCCGCGAAAGAGAAAGCGAACGCCGAAGCGGCGGCTCGGCGGCTTGAGGTAAAGGCGCTCCGAGAGGAACTTGACGCCCTGAAACAAACGCAGGCGGCGGCTGAGACGGCCGCGCTTGCCGAGCAAGGCAAGTTCAAGGAACTCTATGAGACGGCCGAAAACCGCGCCGCGACGCTGGAGAAACAGCTACGCGAGCAAGCCGACGAGATCGCCGCGCAAAAGCTGGCGTTGCTGCGTCAACAGGTAGCGACCGAGAAGGGGCTACCGGCGGCGCTGGCCGGTCGATTGCAAGGCACGACGGTTGAGGAATTGACCGCCGACGCCGACACGCTGCTGGCCGCCATGCCGCGACCGACCGCGCCCGACCTCGACGGCGGGGCGAGAGGCAACGGCAACGGGCCAACGGAAGCGGATATGACGCGCATTCTGTCGCGTTACAACATTAGCCCGCGCTATTTGGAAAAAATGGAGTAGAGGAAATGCCTATTGCGAGAAACACAAACGCGGCCGCCATCAAACCGGTTACTCGGCAGTGTGTCATCATTCGTGGCACGGTCGGGGCAACGGTAGAGGCGGGCGAGGCGGTAACGCTGCAATCGGACGGGTTTTGGGATCCCGCCATTGCGACGGCCGTCGTAAAGAATGCCGGTCTGGCCGTACAGGGCGGGGCCGTGGGTGACGAGATCGACATCGTCATCATGGGTGAAGTTGAATGCGTTACCGGCGCAACGCCGGGCGCGATTGTCTATGTCAGCGACACGGCAGGCGAACCGGCCGAAACCGCCGGGACAAAATCATTTGTCCTGGGTTTCGCCAAATCGGCCACGGCGCTGATCATCATGCCGCAGACGGTGGCATTTTCTTAACGGAGTGAATGAACATGGCGATTAAAGGGTATCGAGATTTAAGCTCCGTGATTCTGCCGCCCGCGCAAGACCTGGCGGCGTTGCGGAAGTTCCAGCTTGCCGACGGCGCGTCGCAAGAGCAGTTGTTTAACGAGTTGGTTGTCGCCGCCTCGGGGCTGGCCGGCGAATTTGCCCGTCATCCTCTGTGGCGTTCGCTGGTATCGTTCCAGGATGACCCGGCGGTCAACTACGCCGCCGGTGCGTCGAGCTACGCCGACCCGTTCACCGAGTATGGCCGCGGGACGCCGCAGCACGCCGAACGCAGCGGCCACATGTTGCCGCTCCGCAAGTGGGACGCACAACTCGGCTGGACGTGGGCGAAGCTGAAGGAGATGGGTCTGTCCGAAGGGCAGGATGACATCAATCTGGCAATCGACCGGATGCGTAACCGCTACCGGCAGCAGGCGATTCAGCGCCTTTTGCAGCGCGGCGACGATAGCGGCGCGGGCAAGGGGCTGGGCACGTCGGGCTATTCGCCGGGCTTTGCGACCGCCGCCTCAGTGACTAACGTCGATTTTACGCCGCCCGCGTTCGGCGGCACAACTTTCACCGACACCCATGAGCACTACGTGGCCGCGGCCGGTGGC